AATCTACGAAACAGAGACATCTGAGCGTAGCTTTGAAGAAGAGACAAAGCTGTCTGGCTTCGGTCAAGCACCAGTCAAAAACGAGGGTTCTGCCATCGCTTATGACAATGCACAAGAAGCATGGACTGCACGTTACACCCACGAAACCATTGCGATGGGCTTCTCCATCACAGAGGAAGCTGTGGAAGATAACTTGTATGACTCTTTGTCTTCACGTTATACCAAGGCTTTGGCCCGTGGTATGGCTTACACCAAGCAGGTCAAAGCTGCTGCTATCTTGAACAACGGCTTTGCCGGTGGCCCCACTTATGGTGACGGTCAAGTTTTGTTCTCGACAGCACATCCTTTGGTTTCTGGTGGCACCAACAGTAACACTCCATCTACCGCTTCTGACCTGAATGAAACATCGTTGGAAAACGCTGTTATTCAGATCGCCGCTTGGACAGATGAGCGTAGCTTGTTGATTGCCGCTAAGCCACGTAAGCTGATTGTTCCTCCTTCTTTAATGTTCGTTGCTACACGTTTGCTTGAAACCGAACTCCGTGTTTCTACTGCTGACAATGACATCAACGCATTGAAGAACAATGGTTCTATCCCTGAAGGCTATACCGTTAACCACTACTTGACAGACACCAATGCTTGGTTCTTGTGTACAGATGTGCCTAACGGCTTAAAGCATTTCGTTCGTACCCCCATGTCTACAGGCATGGACGGTGACTTTGATACCGGCAACGTCCGTTACAAAGCCCGTGAGCGTTACAGCTTCGGCGTGTCAGATCCTTTGGGCGTGTTCGGTTCACCCGGCGCTTAATAGGCATCAAAAAAAAGGGGAGCTTCGGCTCCCTTTTTTGTTGCATAAGATTTATGGTAGTGGTATAAACATATTAATCCGGGCTTATCCGGTGCATTAGACAGTCCCGGCTGACGACATACAGACTGATGCACTTAACTTGTATGTAAGGAATACATCATGGCACGTACTACGTTTCAAGGCCCAGTTCGTTCATTGGGCGGCATTTATCAACAAGGCCCAGCCACTATTGTTGAAATTACAGCAAGCACCACATTAAGCCCAGAAGCTCATGGCGGTCGCATTATTTCTGTTGGTGGCACATTGGCAGCCGCACTAACTTTGACATTGCCAGCTATCAACACATCGGCCAACTCCACTACATCTGGCCCTGGTCAAGACCCAAGCACAGCAAACAACGAAGGCGTTGTTTACACAATTTGGGTTCCCACAACAATTGCTACTAGCTCACTGAAGATTGGTACTAACGGCACTGATAAGTACGTTGGCACGATTGTGATGAACGACGCTGATACTGATGGCGCGGCATTGGTTGGCTTTAACGCCGCCGCTGCTAATGACTTTATTAACTTGAACGGTACTACCACTGGTGGTGTTGCAGGTTCATGGGTTCAAATTGTGGCAATTGCTGCTAATAAGTACATGGTGACTGGAAATGTTCTTGGTTCCGGCACTGTTGCTACACCATTCGCAGATTCCTAATCAACCCAAGGGGCTTCGGCCCCGTTTTAAAGTCGCTTCTTGTAGCGGCTTCGGCAACGGATACTATTGTTGGCGGAACGCTTCGTAATAGGTTAAAAGCTCTTACGATTTCATACGCAGCCACTGGTGGAACTGTTGTTGTAAAAGACGGCGCAGCAGGGACTACGATATTTTCGTTTCCCGCCCCTACAGCTATTGGGACAATACACATCCTAATACCCGGAGAAGGTATTTTGGCTAGAACTAGCTTGGCAGTCACTACAGGTGCTGGTGCTTCTGTGATTGTTTATTATGGCTAAGTCTCCAGCATGGCAGAGGAAAGAAGGCAAGTCCGAGAAGGGCGGCTTGAACGCCAAGGGTCGGGCCTCCGCGAAAGCGCAAGGTATGAACTTGAAACCTCCCCAGCCGGAAGGCGGCTCACGGCGCGACTCCTTTTGTGCAAGGATGAGTGGCATGAAAAAGAAGCTAACAAGCGCCAAGACAGCCAACGATCCAGATTCACGCATCAACAAAGCTCTTAGAGCTTGGAACTGTTAAGGAATCTTTATGAAACGCAGTATTAACGAATACGATCCAAATCGCGGCGGCGGCGGTGGAGGCGGTGGTTCTTCTTCGCCACCAAGTGGCGCTGTTACACCCAAAAATAAATATACCTTTGATCGGATTACTGGATCGCGTTCTGCAAAAGATTACAAAGAAAGAGAACGAGAGGCAGAGCTAACAGGTAGACTAGATTTTGGCTCTCCGCGCCAAAGTAGCAGCAACAGAACTCCTAGGATGAGTGATGATTATTCGCGTGGAGGTAAAGTGTCTGCCTCTAAACGCGCCGATGGTATTGCCCAACGGGGCAAAACTAAAGGTCGGATGTGCTAGATTTAAACACAGCATGGTCAGCAGTCCTATCTTTGGTGATTGGATTGCTAGGCTACATGATGAATGAAAAGTTCAGGGAACTGGCTCGCGTCACAATCCTGTTGAACAAAACCCGTGAGGAGGTTGCCCGTGATAACGTTACTCAAGCAGAAGTGGATCGCATTACGAACCACATTGACCAACGCTTTAACAAGCTTGAAGCAAAAATTGACCAGCTTATTCAAGCGGGGAAATGATGCCGAGCACAAGTAAGAAGCAACGGAATTTTATGGCGGCAGTAGCGCACAATCCTGCGTTTGCCAAGAAAGCAGGCGTTCCACAATCTGTGGGCAAAGAGTTCAACAAAGCCGATAAGGGCAAAACTTTTAAACAAGGTGGCGATATGAAAAAGATGAACATGGGCGGATATGCAGATGGCGGCATGCCAATGGTTATGAAAGATGGACAAAAGGTTCCAGCTTTTGCGGCTGACGGCAAAGGCAAAATGGCTAAAGGTGGCATGGCTCACAAAGATGTAAAGATGGACAAGAAGATGATGCAGAAGGCCGTGAACAAACACGAAGGCCGTTTGCACAAAGGTGCGGCTATGACTAAACTGTCTAAAGGTGGCATGGCTCCATCTAAGATGGGCGCTGTTAAAACTTCAGCTACTCGCGACGGTGTTGCCTCTAAAGGCAAAACCAAAGGGACAATGATTGCAATGAAACGCGGCGGCATGGCCTGCTAAGGAGTTGATATGGCTACTAGAAAACCAATGAAGAAATTTCGACGGTACTCGCACTCAAAGTTTTGGAGAGCAGGTTGCTTCTCGCCAAAAAATGGGCGGTGATGAGGCGGCTTTAAAACAGCAAGGTTTAGAAATTTCAAATCGTCAAGATCCTAAACCATCTGGTTTTTTAGATCGCATTAAATCAGACTTTAGTCGCTTGGGAGAAGGTAGCATTGATACTCCAGGCTCAGAGGCATACAACAAGTATGGTGCTGGTCGTGCCCGCGCTGCGGCTCCAGTTCCCGTTACTCGGCCTCAAGTTGTAGCTAGGCCACCTAATATGCAACCTCGTCCTGTAGAGACTGATTTGTCTGACGATATGTATTCAGACACAGGTTCTAAAACTGGTCGTGGTTCTGCTGGAACTAGCGAGACATCATCTGCTCCCGAGCGTGGCGCACCTGGCACTAGCGAAACAGTTAAGCCAACACGCCAGCAAAAGAAGCCTGAAGCCGCCGTTCCACGTTTACGCACCGAACCTAGTCGTGGCGATCTTGGTAATAAACCTTCACAGTACGCAGGCCCAATGCGCGGTATGCGTAGCGATGCTGGCACAAGTCCTCCCGTTGCCACGCACAAAGGCCCGCGTGATGAAGAGAAATCTGCGGCATCTAAGATTCCAGGTCAATCTACCAAAGCTCCTCAAGGAGGCGAAAAGGCCGACTCTACAGAAACTAGTCGTAACGTTGGAAATGCAATGAATGCATTAGGCATTACTGCTGGTATTGGCGCGGGTGCGGCTGGTTTATACAAGCTTGGCAAAATGTATGATGCATCTAAAAAGGCTAAAAGAGCGCTATTAAATAATCCAAGACTTGAGCGTCCTGGAACTGTAGCGGGTAAAGATTTTGTTGTTCGTGACTACGAAGGTGCGGCAAAGGCTGGGTCTAAAGGTGTTCCTAAAAAACAATTAGGCTATAAAAAAGATTCTGACGTAACTGATGTTACCGCTAAGAAACGCGGCGGTGCAGTTAAGAAGTATGCCTCCGGTGGAATGGTTTCATCCGCCTCTAAACGTGCTGACGGCATTGCCTCCAAAGGCAAGACCCGTTGCAAAATTTGTTAAGGAACTATTATGAGTCCAGCAGAAAAACAAGCCCGCGAAGAACAAGCTGACCGCAAAATGCGGGCAGCGGCTGATAAAGCTTATAGCAAAGAAATGCCAGAGCCAGATACCACAACCGGTAAGCTTAAAGGACAGTCAATTATGGATAGTGTTAGGAAGTATTCTCCTAACCAAGCCGCAGCAGTTGATGAATCTGAAGCCACCGCTAAAAAATATGGTGAAGCCGCTTCTAAAGATTTTACGGAAGGCAAGTATGGCTCCGCCGCACTTAACGCCGCCAAAGGTTTGGGTTCTGCTGCAGACACTATGTTGGTCAAGGCTCCCAAAGCAGCGGCATTTGCCGCCCGTAACCGTTTAGTAGATGGCCCTAAAAAAGCTTCTGGAGGTATGATTTCTTCTGCATCTAAGCGTGGTGATGGTTGCATTACCAAAGGCAAGACTAAAGGCAAAATGATTACCATGAAAGGCGGCGGTTACGCCTGCTAAATTATGATGGCAAGCCGTGGTATGGGAGCCGTTCTTCCAAGCAAAATGCCTAAAGGAAAGCGTAAAGCTCGCCGTGACAATACTGACTTTACGCAATACGCTGAAGGCGGCAAAGTAAACGCCGCTGGAAACTACACTAAACCCAGTCTGCGTAAACGAATTGTGTCTCAGGTAAAAGCCGCCGCTACCCACGGAACGGGAGCGGGACAATGGTCTGCCCGTAAAGCACAACTTGTTGCCAAAAAGTATAAAGCCGCTGGCGGAGGATAT